TCGGTAACTCCTCCATCAAAAAATATTTGGCCATGAAAAACGCTGTGTGTTCTGATGGTCGTATTCACGGCATGCTCCAGTTTTATGGGGCAATGCGTAGTGGGCGATGGGCAGGTCGTGTAGTGCAACTGCAGAACCTACCTCGTAACTACTTAGAAG